CTTGACTAGACCTGGTATCGATGCTGAGTATATGTCATGAAGGATAAGTGGGTTAAATGGTCGTACCGCAGACAGAGCGCTGATCAGCAACTGAGAATAATCTTCAGAGTGCAACACGATGATTTCTCTTATCTCTCTGTTCTTAACATCGGAGAGAATCGTGTCCAGCGTCTCCTTGGCTATCGAGTCAGCGGGAGACGACACGGTCACGACGGGGACAGAGTATGGGTCGTTTATCACGGACTCTGCTGTGTGTCGCGGGGATAGTTTGACTGTCAGCAAAGCCGAACTGAAGCCGTATCTTATATCGGCGTTCTTTCGAGACAAAAGCCGAATGTTGGCGAGACCCTTGGACAGAGGATCCGCGCCTCCACGATAAAGATAATCTAGTGGGCCTGACACCGGCCAGCCTCCGAGAATGCTAGGGACCGTTAGAACTCGTACCTGGAAGTGAGGGCTCCTGATGACGTCGCAGTATGTTTTGTTGTGGGAGAACAGATATCCATAGACTCCTGCTCCTCTCGACACTCTAAGCAATGACAGGGAGGAGACGAATTGAGCGAGATAGTACGCTGCCAAGGGCGTCCTAGTTCTTTCTCCCGCCATAGTCCCAGAAGAATGAATAGCTTCCACAGACCCGACAACCGACGGAAACTCTATAGATGAGTTCGACGTCACTTTAGACAAGAATTTCAGAGACGTTTGATGATCGGCTCCAGAAACAAACACGTTCTTTCCGTATGTAATCACAGACGTGGACTCCAAGCATTCTTCGGGTTTGACCTCTTGGTTTACTTTGGCAGCCCCTGCAGAAATATTCTGTACAATGAGATCCCGGTATCTCCGGATTGTCTCCTCTCTTGTAGAGTCAGACTCTTTAGCTATGACCACAGACAGTATCTGATTGTCTCCTTGACCGATCAAAGTGTACCCGACAGGTAGATGCAGAACTGCTAAGTCGATCATAGCGTAAGTACATAGCGTCCACAGCTTCTGACAAATGCCTTCAAAACCGCCTCTATGGTTATACCACAGCAGAGGAGACTGGGGTGGTTGCTTCAGCTCAATGCCCGTGGGGCGAAGAGAGGATACTCGTACGACCACCATGCACTGCTCGAAGAAAGAATGAGCTGTTGTGTAAGCACCTGGCTGACCGAAAATACAGTCCAA